AATCTGTCTGATAAAATTAATGCTTGTTCAATAGCTTGATCCATATTTAAATATTTATAATTACCTAATCTACCTAAAAAATATAAACCATTAGTCTCATCTTTCAATGCTTCTTCCTGATATTTTTTATAAATATCTTGATTCTTCTGTGTTGGAACAGGATAATAAGGTTCTCCACCATCACATGTATATTCCTTTACAATTACAGTCTTGTTCGGAACTTGTTGATTATTAAAATGCTTGTATTCAATGATTCTTGTCCAAGGTGTTAATATTTTTTTACCATTTACTATCATCTCATTTTGAGGATAGTTTATGACTGAATTTGATTGAAAATAATCAATATCCAAATATTCCTTTACGAAATTGATAGAACGATATTCTAACTTTGGTAAATCTAGATGAGAATAATAATGATCTATCGGTCCTGTAAAAAATACCATCTTATTCTCTAAAATCATGTCTTTTGTAAATGGTGTTTCTAATTTTACCGTGATATTTTGATGGTTTAAAATATTCGAAATAAACGCTGTATAACCATTAGCAGGTAAAGCCTGATATTTATCATTAAAATAATTATCATTGAAATTATCACGAACTGGTATTCTTGATAAAACACTAGCATCTAATTCTGATGGATATTTATTCCATTGTTTAAATGTATATTGCTTAAATATTAATTCATATAATTTTGTTCCTACATTCTTAATTGCTACTTCTTCGCCATTGCGTGGTTTATCAAAGATTATCTGATTTTCTGCTAAAAATTCTTTCATTATTTCTTGATTAAAATTTTTATCTAATAATATCTGTGCAGTTTTTACATTCACTGGAATTGGAAAATATTTATCATCTATTCTACCTAATACTTTATGCTCCCACGGAACCCATTTAGAATATTGATTCACAAAATCCCATACCCTTTCATTATTCGTATGAAATATATGTGCACCATATTTATTCATTAAAATTCCATCATCATAATGGTCATAACAATTTCCACCAATGTGATCTCTTTTATCAATTACAGTAACATTGTATTTGTCAGCTAATCTTCTTGCAATAACAGCACCTGATAATCCTGCACCTACTACTAAAATAGAATCCATATAATACATAATTATTAGTTTTTTATATCTTTCTATAATATTATGAAAAAAGTTAATAAATCATTATATGAAGATAATCATCCAGAAAAATCTACTAAAGGTACAGGCTTCAAAGACAAACAAAAAGCACTAGATACATTAAAGATAATTAAAGGTAGAGATATGACTTACCAAAAATTAGTCGTTCTTACAATGTATAATAGAGCTAAATATCATCCTAATCAAACCCCTGCTATGAAAGAAGCTATGAAAGTATTTAATAAATGGTTAAAACAACATAAAAATTGATAAAATTTCTGATTATATTTAAATTATTATAATCAAAAATGACGGATGATTTGTATTCAGTTCTTAAAGATTCTAGAATAATCACTAAAACTCAAAGTATGTCATTGGCTGATTTTGTTAAAAAATATAAATCTACTGATTTTAGAAAACTAGATGATGGTACTATTATTAATATGCCTATGAATTATCCAGCTTGTAATATTAAAGATGAATTTTTAGAATATATAGAAAATATTCCTCAAGGTGAAGAAGCAATGCGTGTTATTGTTGAAAATCCTAAAACAAAAGTTAATATTGCTAGTCCTCCCGGTGTAGATGGAACTTATCGAATTACTCGTTATGGTATTCCTAATAAATTTGATACTGAATTAATTCGTTATGATGCATATGAACAAATGTTTGAATTTGAAAAGAACTTAAAAAAAGGATGCCCATTTAATAAATATGATTGTAACGGCAATAATCGTAAATTAGTTGTTCCTGATTATGATGGTGATTGCTATCCTTGTGAACATCATCGTCAAACTGTCTTCTATATTGGTAATATTAATATAGCTGAATTTAATAATATTAAACTATTCTGGGCTGATGATATTTTACTCCATTTAGCTATTCTACCAAAAACTGAAAATAAAATTAAACTTCTTAAAAAAATAAAAATTATAATGGAACTCGCTCAAAAAAATTATATTAATAAAAATCTTATATTAGATGAATGTTTTCAACTCAAAGGTATACATTATTATGATCATCATTTGAATCATAATAATAGATATGGTTGGGCACTTCTCTATTCTAATTTAAAAAATCGTATTGCTCATATCTTTTTAGACGAGCTAACCGATGATATTAAGGTTAAAGAAGCGTTAGTTACTATTGCTTATAATATTATTACTGCTAAAATTGACCATGATGTTGATTATATTCAAGGATATTTTAAAAATCCTACCAAGAAAACTTTTCAACATTTATGTAACGTTCATAAATCACTATTTACTCTTGGTATTAAATATATCACTGAACATAAAATATTATGCTAGTAAATCAAATTCTTCTTTTAATATATTATTATTGTATTCTGTTGTTCCAATTACTATTGCAATATTATATAATAAATTTAATGAAAATATTGTATTTGGTAGAATTGGTGTTAATGCATGGTTTTGTAAAATCTCTGGGTATAACATTAACGTTGATTTCAATAAATCTGCATTTTTTGCCCTCGATACCAAATTCTTTATTAGAATAAGAAATAAATATTCAGATATATTTTTATTTAATATATACCATACTGAGTGTGGACTCTTTTGAATTTTAGCATCATATAAACATTTGCATGAATTAAATAAATTTTCAACTGACCTTGTTACATTATCTCTAATTTCAACAGGTAAATTATTTCCGTTATAGATTAAAATATTATCATTTTGCATCGGTGTAAGAACTGACTCTTGCATTTTATAAATTAACTAATAATATATTTTTATATTACTCCAAAAAATAATATTCTTCTTTTGCATAGTCTCCATATGTATTATAAATAATCGATGTCATTTCTTGAAGAGGTACAAAAAATGTAGTAATCGCAACTTTTGCCATAATCTGTAATGGCTTACAATCTTTTAACATATCAATATATTTTTCATTAAGATACGAATATGTATGTCTATATTCTTTACTATTTTCAATCAAATCAATAAACTTTTCAACAACAGTAGCACATTCAGGCAAAACATAAAATTCACTTGGATCCTTAACAGGACACTTATAATAATTTCGTAATATACCTAATTTTAATTTCTTAATTTGTGTTGCCTTTTCATACGGTACTTTCAAATCATCTTTATAATATTGAAATTTTATTTTGGGATATTCGTGAAGTATTTCATTCACATACCTTAGTTTATATGGATCCGGTAAATTACTATATTCAATTGAGAAAAATGAATTCCACTTATTAATTACCGTCCTCGCAAATCTTGCATCTTCTTGAACATTTTCTATATATTTCTTAAATTTCTTATAATTATCCATCATCTTTTCATCCCATCCTAGTAAATCATCATAAATCAGCGTTTCAATATATTCCGTTTCTGTTTTATACTTGTGACATATCTCAATTAACATTTCTCCCAAAATTTCTGGTAATACTACGGCTTCTTTACTCATAAATACTTCAAACATCACTGGAATAGTATTCACGGATGAATTCCATGCTGTTGCTGACATTGCAACATTCAATGGCTTATATACTTTATTTTTATCACCTTCCGTTGTAAAAGTATTGTAACGGAAAGTATCTTTTAAAAATTGTGAATAATTTGAATTAGGTGGAAAATACTTATAATCCAACTTCAAATTTGAAATAGGAATTTTATACTTATCCATCAGATGAAATAACGTCATCACAAAACATAATGTTAGTTTTCCATCGTAAAAATATTGTGCCATAATATTCCACATATCATCAGTTAAATTCTGAATCATTGATGGTAAATAATCCCATCGTGACATATAACATATATAACTAATCCATTGAATTTCAAATTGTTTATTTTCATACGGATTAATATTTTTAAGCTCCATTACTTTATAAAATGCAGTTGGACTTAGAAAGTACCACGCTATTCCATAAAAATATGTTCGCTCTTTTATAAATTTAGATTTTGTTGCTTTACTATCAATTTCCATTAAGATATTAATAGCATCAAATTTATGTGCACATGAAATAAGATTTGTAATAGATTCAATATTTGTTGCAAATGGTAATACTAATTTAGCATCATCATTATTAAAAAAGTGGTAATTACTATGTTTATTAATATTTGTTACATCCAATGTCTTACTCATATACTCAATAATTTTTGCTCTAATCTTTGGCTTATTATAACAATGATTATATAATACAATATACAAATAATTAGTTTTATCATTAATATATTTAGTATCAAATCCAAATTCTTCTACCCATAAAAACATTTCTTCAAACATTTCTGGATTTTGAATTGCACCCAATAGTAAATAGATTGAACATTTTGGTAATGCCATCCTCATATATTTTTCTTTCTTAAATATCGGTAATAATATCTTCATTATTTTAATATTATCTGACCTAATCTGCTCAATTAAAAAATCATAGGTACTGTCTTGATAAATAATATTAGCAATGGTATATACCAGCTCTTTTGAAAAAACGTTTTCTAAATTAGAATATACGTTGTCGGCACATTCTAATTTAAGTTGCATCTCTTTTTTCTTCTGTTTTTCAGTGACTTTTACTGATACAGCATAAAAATTCTCATACATAATCTTGTCAAATTCTTCCATATCTTCTATTTTTTCATTGGTTTTAATATCATTCTTCTTAACTTTATCCTTCTTCGGCATGATATTTTAATTATAATAAATTAACTATAATTAAAATATTTTTCAACTTTTTGTATTAAATTAATTCTCAAATATAGCCGCTAAGTCATCAGGTAAATCTACTATTACAGTATTGTAAAACTTTTCAATATCAGCTAATGCTGGTTCATCCTTTTCTGTAATAAAGTTAAGTGCTAAACCCTTACGTCCAAAACGACCAGTACGACCAATACGATGAATATAGTTTTCACGATTATTTGGAATATCATAATTAATTACTAATGATAATTGTTGAACATCAATACCTCGTGCAAGTAAGTCAGTTGTAATTAATACACGTACTGTACCTGAACGAAATTCTTTCATAATTCGCTCTCGCTCAGTTTGTGACATATCACCATGTAGAATTGTCATTGAAATTTTATACTCATTTAAATTCATTGCGAGGTCTTCTACACGCTTACGATTGTTACAATAAATAATAGATTGCTTAATTGAAATTGCTTTGTATATATCTAATAATACTCCAAATTTAAATTCTTCTTTCTTCAATGCAATTTTATATTGTTTAATACCTTCTAATGTTAATTTTTCTCGTTGAATCATAATACGTGTAGGATTTCTCATAAACTTTTTAGCAATTTCATCTGAATCTTTTGTCCATGTTGCTGAAAATAATCCAATTTGTGTATCACCTGGAACACCTTTATTGAAAATTTCATGAATTTGTTCCTTAAATCCTCGTTCTAACATTTGGTCTGCTTCATCTAATACTAATGCTTTTAATTTACTAATGTCTAATGCATTACGATTAATCATATCATAAATACGTCCAGGAGTTCCTACAATCACATGTACACCATCTTTTAGTGTATAAAGATCTGAACGAATATCTGTTCCTCCAATTAATGCAGCTATTTTTACTTTACAATATTCACCAACTCGTGTGATTACTTCTTTAATTTGTTGTGCTAATTCTCTTGTTGGTACAATTATAAGTGCTTGGGGAACTAATTCATTAAAATTAATTCTCTGTAAAATGGAAATAGTAAATGTTCCCGTTTTACCGGTACCAGATTGTGCTTGTGCAATAACATCATTACCTTTAATCATTGGAACAATTGCTAATTGTTGAATAGGGGACGGTTTTTCAAAACCAAATGAATATACTCCACGGAGCACATCATCACTTAATCCCATTTCGTCAAATGTCTCAAATTTCTCGAGTACATCTGGTATAATTTCGTTAATTTCATCGGTTGAAGCCATTATATACTCTTTTATTTTGTTATCCTTAAATTTTAATTGTATTGATATATATTATCAATTTTTTCTTATATTCTTAATATGTTTATTTAAAAATATTAAAAAATATCTATAATATATATGGAATTGGCGGCTAATATAATTGCTTTTTTACATTTAATTCTTGTTATATTGGTTGTATCTACACCATTTTTAACAAATGATACATACATCTTATTATTTTATTGTTTTATGGTATTTTCTATTATGTTTCATTGGATTACTAATAGTGATGCATGTATATTAACTTTACTAGAAGCTAAACTGAGAAATAAAAAATCAACACAGACATTTATGAGTAGATTAATTAGCCCTGTTTACAGAATATCATCTATAGAAGTTAGATTAGCTACAGTCGCATTATTTTTATTTGCATTCTATAAATCTCGTATTTGGGATAAAGATAAATTATACGAAGTAATTACTTTTGCTAGACTACAATATAAAATATTTATGCATAATCTAAATAAAAATTTTTCTAAAGAAAGCCCCGTAACTTCGCCAAATCTCCCAGCGTCGCTCCCGACCGGACCAGCACCTCAACTCGTGCCGGAGCAGGTATAATTGGTACATAAGCTCGGTGAACTACAGGGACTACCAACATGCGTGGTGGCTCAATAATATGCAGTCCGTTAATTATACGTGGTGCTTCTACAATAATATTCTTCGTCACCATCTTAATTGTGCATACACCGTTAATGGGATTGGTCCTCATCATAGCAATAATGCCAGCAGAACGTACAACGCCAATAAAACGATTAGACATTATATTCTCATAACATAGCATCAGACTAGGAATAACATCCTTGCCATCAACATTAGCACCCTTATACAGAATGCAAGTAGATGAATAGATATCCATAACCCAGACATTACGGAACTCATTCTTCATCTTGGACTCCTTGTCAGCTGTAATCAGCCAACTCGGAATCTTGCAGCCATACTCGCTAACCTCAGCTGCATCCATAACAAACTCCATCATCAAATTACTCTTGATAACATTCACAAAATCATAATAAGTAGTCATTTTAATTATCTAATTTTAATAGAACATATATGCTAATAATTTTTCAATTTTTTAGTATAAACTGAAAAATTATAAATTGCTACACTGTTCATTTCTAAATAAAAAATAATATAATAAATATAATAATCCAAATATGTAAGCTAATATAGCATATATTACTTTCATACCACAATCCATATTTTCTTTAGTATTACATGTATAACTTAAATATGCTGCATATGTTCCTATGATAAATGATAATATCTGTCCATAATTAATTATTTTATCATTATTATCAACACTAAATTTTTCTTTATCTAATGACTTCCTATTTTTAATTTTTGATATTTCTCTTATTATATATATAGCATCCATAATATTAAATAATATTTTTTTACATTATTATTTATTTGCAAATAATAAATAGAATACTAAAAATAGCGAACCACAATTAAATGCTCCTATTGCATATATAAGTCTCATACCCATATCTATATTATGTTTTCCTGTATAATCCCAACTTAAATATGCTGCGTATAAAGCAACAATAAGTAAAACAATCCATGATACTAATGCACCAACACCTACTCCTGTAGCTACATGAGCACTACCTGGTGGTGCTGCTGCAATAATACCTGCTACCGATATACTAGGAGATAATAATAATCCACTAGGTGCACTAGATGGTGTATTGTTATCTAAATTTTCAATTAATTTTTTTTTAGAATCATGTATATATTTTAATATTACAAAATCCATATATATATATCATAAATAAAAAAATCACAATATAAGTATTTTATATTGCGGTTCTTAATGGTTTCGAACCATTGACTTTGCGGTGTGTGTCTCAACATTTGTGATAACAGCCACATGCTCTACCAACTGAGCTAAAGAACCAAATATAAAAAAACTATATATGGCTCCTTTCACATTATATATATTATAACCTTTAAATCTCTTCTACTTTATTTGCAACAACTTTAACCAAATTAGATTCCAATTTTTTAGTATTAGCAATTTTATAATCATATTGGCAATTATGATCATTAAAATGACGATGTTTATGACAAAAAAACTTATCACATTTACATTTTACATCAGTAATTCTAATCTTAATTTTACATTCATTGAATTCGCACTTGGTTGGTTGAATCATATTAAACTATAATAAATTTAAATTAAATATATCTATTATATTTATCAATTTTTATTTAAATATTTGAAATATATTAATTTATACAATTATATGCAAAAAAGCATAGAAACAAATATACTATTGAAAAATGTAGATATTTTTAAAAAACAAATAATTGCATCACCTATCAGCCTTCTAATTAAAATTTTACCTTTTTTATGCACTTGCGGAAACCTTGAAATGTATAAACTTACTGAAACTATTGTCCCTATTGATAATTTACCTAATAAAGATATGATGATTCGTATGTCATTGATAAGTGAAAATTATGAATTATCCTCTTACCTTCTTCCTAAAAACTACATGCCTCAATCTCTTTGTCTTCGATACTATTTATGTAGCGGTGGAAATGACTTACGTATTTACAATTTATTAGATAATTCTGAAAATTGGAATGCTGTTATTGATACCGATATTAAACGGGGTATCAAAAACGGTAACATTTTTACTATTAAATATATATTATCAAAAAAATCTATTCCTATTGATAATTATTATAATCTACCAAAAGAAAAACATTGTTTAATTTTGAATGATGAATTAATAAACTATTATATAGAAAATAATATAAATCATGAATTTTTAATTGAAGAATTATATAATAGAAAACATAATAATATAAATTTTATCTTTAATATTGTAACACTAAAAAAATTTATTAAGAAAATACGATATAAAATAAAAAATATATAGAAATAAAATGGACTGGGATAAATTTCATTTATGGACTGAATTTTTATATGAAAATCTATATAAAGATATCCTTATACATAGAGCGGTGGTTGAGTGTGAAAAAATAATGTTAGATATTAGTAAAAATGGAGAATCCACCATAAAACATAAAAAAGAAAGAAAAGATATTAGTCCAGAAAATTGGACAAAATACGGAAAATTAAATAATATACTTGATAAAATAAATAAAAAATATAAAGTAAAATTGGGGCTCCCCCGGGATGGATGTGATAAAAATCAAATACATAAAAGAATGGATGATATTATAATTGGAAAAATGTATAATATTCCAGCTGAATTAAATGGTATTGATACATCTGACAAAGAAAACTATAAATATATTCCCATACATAAATCTCGCCGACACATCCATGGAGTCCCCAAAGAATTTTTAGTCAATTATATATACAATATGATTGAAAAGGCGAATTGGGAATCTGTTTATTCTTGGTATTACCATGATTCAAAATTAATAGAAAAATGTGCTATTTATAAATGTCCTGAAAAACATATATTAGTTAATGTAGATAAAAACAGAAAAAAAATAGAAAAAGAAGTTGCGTGTAATCACGATATTAATGTCCTTTTAAAAATAAATGAATTAAAAAAATATTTAAATAATGTTGAGTTTGATAAAATAAAAAATTTTTTTCATAAAAAACGTATAGATAACTATAGAAATAATTTTCCTTCAAAAAGTAGATTTATAACTTATTGTGCCGGTAATTGTATTGATTCATTTGGAATTATCCATAAAGGAATGCCAAGTGGAAAACAAAAATGTAAAACATGTAATATCACGTATTGTAGAGAATGTGGAAAAAAACCGTTTCATGATAATCAATTGTGTATATTTGTAGACGATATACAATTCGAGAATCCTGAATCTTATAGAAAATGCCCAGGATGTAGTATATGGGTTGAAAAAGAAATTGGTTGTGACCACATGCAATGTATGTGTGGTGTTCATTTTTGTTATAATTGTAGATGTGTTTTAAATGCGAATGATCCATATTACCATGTGTGTAGTATGGGCGTAACTGATCCCCATTTTAGGGATTTTCCTGTTAATCATCCGACTGTTCGGTATCCAGGTGAATTAGCATGCAATTGCAGTAATTGTTGTTAACAGTAATTAGGTTAGAGTTAAGGACTTGTTCCTCCATTATATTTTGCCAGAGAAATCTGTTTCCTAAGATATGATGTGAAATATATAAATCCACAGAAAATGTTTATTATTATAAAGTTTAGTATGTCTGCAGCTATTAAATGATAACTAATAATATTTTTTCCTAAATGTTCAAGGGAAAACATTTAGTTTTATTAGATTTTTGGTTATACCGCCATTCAAAATAAGTTTGATTGGTTGTGCTATAAATAACTCCCCAATTAATTTTGCTATAAATTAATTAAGGATACTCTGTTTTTACCACCCTTCTACTTGAGCCATTTTATACATCTCATGACGTGCAATAATATTAAGTGCCTCTGGATCAAATTTCATCATAAATTCTCTTACATTTCTGTAATAACCTTTAATCCTATTCATTCCACAATATTCTGGACAACTATCACCATCAGAAAATTCAATCTTATCCTTAATCCAATCTTCAAATGTCGTCGGCATAAAATGCCCCAGTACTGCACGAATACAAAAAAGTGCAAATTCATCATGCACTGTACCAATTTTATAATCATTGTCTGATTCATTAATAATAATAAGAAGTTGATACTTATTATAAATATCAGTTTTTAGTTTCCTTGCCAACTTTTTAGTTTCTTCAGGCCATGGAAACTCTGATGCACTAATATAATTACTACCATTTGCATAAAATCCACGCTCATCTTTGTTATTAGCCTTGTGTACCATCTTGTTCCATTCCTCCTTTGTCATACCACAATAAATTGGAAAACTCATTTTATGTTTGTTAATGATTAATAACTAATAACTAATAAATAAATTTTCAATTTTATGCTTTTGATGCAATCACTGAATCAATATATTTATTCCATCCATGTGTAGCAATAAATTGCATATCTCTCATCATAATAGCATACGAAGCACCACTATGAGTATCTAGGAGTTTCATTTTATCATGAACAATATTCAGCCGATCTGGATCAGTTGAAAACATAAATCCTCCTGCACCTCGATGTTCACGCATAAGCGCCCATGAGTTTGTTGCTGTAATTGCATCATAGGCGTCCTTATACGTATTACGATAAAGAATATCATTAAAAAAGCTAAAATCACCTTCAGGATACTTGGTCATTTTGTAATCTTTTTGTTTAATATTTAAATAAATATGATTATGTATTTTTTTTCAATTTTACTGATTATATCCAAATCCAAAATATACAACAAGAATAAGTATAATTACTCCAAATAGCATTATACTACCACCTATAGTTTTTTGATTATTTATCCAACTATATTTTGATTTTGGTTGTCTTATTACATAATCTGGAATATTATCACTTGGAACAACATCCATAACTTGTATAACAGGATTTTCTACTGTATTATCATTATTCATTTTTAATATTAATTGATATCTATATTAAAATAATTTTTCAGTTTTTTATATACAAAAAAATATAAAATAATCTAGTTCTTCTCGATAACGTTGTGCGCACAGTAGCCGCACTCCTTGTTTCCAAGGCGGGTCTGGTCAGTTATCTTATTGACGATGAGATAGGCACGCTTGCACTTGCACTTACGAATCTCTTCGTTCTTAGATGGCGGAGCAGGATAGCCGACGCTAATCGGTAGCTCGCCGTCACGAAGATGATACATATCAGTTTCAAATTGATTATTAGTATCAATTGTCATTGGCGGTGTCGAAGCACGATAGCCAGTTGCTGCAAACTCCTCCATGAGGCTGCGAGCAGTAGGAAGTAATAGTTCTTCAAAAACAGGTTCAAGGCAACGAGGATGTAGCTCGCTGGTAGTTGAGCCTAGAATACGAAAGCCCGAGAGCGACAGCTCAGATGGGGCACGACGTAGAGGCGCATGAGGTGAGTTAATATCGATTTCCATTTGGTTAGGTGTGTTCATGATTGCTTTTTAATGTGTATTTTATTGATATTACCTATAGATTGCATATGATAATTTTTTTTCAATTTTTTATATTTATTAAATTAATATGAAATTTGAATTTTTTAACTTATCAAAATATAAAAAATTACCTATATATCTATTAAAATGCATAGCCACAAAACTCTTTACTTAAATGAAACATCAGAAATAGTATTCGTTTTTGATGAAACAAAAATAAGATTTGAAATATATATTAACGATATTGTCTATATTCTTGATAGACCACATATTAAATTTATTGATACTTTTAATGAATTAATTACTGAATATAATATATCAAATCATAATGCAAAATTAATAAAAATATGGTTTAATAAAAATCAAAAGAAATTATTACCAATAAAACAATATACCACTAGATATGGTAGAATAACAAAATCTTATTAATTTAATATATATTTTTATCTATTTATAGTATGCATGATACATTATATATAATATTATCGATTATTTATTATATTATATATTTTATCATGCTATACTATATATTTAGGTTATTTTGAAATAACAAAGATATTCCTCTTTTCTGTTAAATACATATCCGGTCCTTCTCCAATAAATTCTCTAATTTCTGGCTTAAATTCTGTTCCAATACGATTCCAATCTTGTAAATCCTCTATAATATAATATCCATTCGGCTTTAGTCTATGCCATAAATTCTTTAGTGTCTTTAATTGATTTATCTCCCAATGGTCACCATCATCTAAAATAATATCAAACATCTTATCTCCTAATACATTGTCTAATTCTTCCTTTTTTGTACTATCAGCTAAATATGTAACAATTCTGTCTTCCGAAAATTGTGTATCTGGTTGAATATCACATCCAATAATATTACCATTGGGAAAATAATCTCTCCATGCCCTTAAACTACCTCCTGGTTTATATCCTGGTAATGCATACTTATGCATTGAATAATGTACATCAGGTAACATTGTACCAATTCCAATTTCTAATAAATCAACTGGTTGTTGACGAAGATTTTTAAATAATGATTGATATAATACTGTATATCCATTTCTATCTTTGTCGCTACCATATTTATTAAAAAGATCACCTAATAATTGCATTATATACTTAATATAATTCATTTTGTTTATATTAAATATTACTAATTAATGCAAATGTTGTTATATTATGCTCAATAATATCCCTTTCTACTGTATATAAATAATTACATTCATTATTCTCCGATGCTATTGTCATACTATTAATATTCTCACTTTTTATGCATTTTAAACAACCTTCTTCCGTTGTATTACATATTACAATATTAACTTTATTAAATTTACGTTTGATATAATCTAATGCTTCTTTATACACTACTTCCTGTACATATAACGTATGCACATTACTAAAATCTGTTTTACTATCATTCGCAAATAATGCTAATCTAATTTTATAATCTAATGTTCCTAATATCTTATACTCAATACCAATAGTATAGATTGAACCTATCAATGAATTATATATCGGCACTAATCCATAATGTATTTCATTATTTGATAATTTATTTATTATATCATTAAAATTAGTACAGCCAATATAATTACCATAAAATATTTTAACCACTTCTGATGAAAAACTACCCCTGTTTCCCATATACCCAATTCTTGATGTTTCAACATATTTTTCTAAATACCTAATTTGAATTCTTTTACTTAATTCCATCATCTTAATATATAAACTACTTGCTTCTCCTACCTTATCTAATATATTCTGTTCCCTATTTCTATCTGTTATTAATTTATAAAAATTATTTTCTTTTAACATAAAATCATATGGATTTAGTTCAAATTTAATTCTTGCAATTAATTCACTTACTCCTAATCGCTTATGCATATAACACATTAATTTAGAATTATTATTTACTATTTCATATAATTCATCATCATAATTTATAACTATTTCTGGTGATAATATATTTCCATATAAATACATATTGTCTTCTATATTTTGATTTGCATTTAATGATATTAACGGTTCATCAAAATTATCTAAAAAGTTCCTTACTTCATTTATATTATACATCTCTTTTATTGTCATATGTTCATTTAATATATTTAATACAATTTCTGATGTTCTAACATCTATACATCCATCTGTTATACTAATTCCATAATGTAATGCATCTTTCAAATGTAATTTTTGATTACCACTATTGATATGCGATTCTATCATTACTCCCTTAATCGGATATTTATTTAATGTTAATAACTTTGTAATTGAACACGCTACTAATATTTGTTTCATATATTCTTTACTACTATTTCCATGCGAACAATCAACTATAATTCCTGTTTTAATATTTTCCCTATATAATTCATAGGTAATCTCCTCTATGTCTTCCTGATAATAATTTGGCCTTACTCCTCCTCTTAATATTAAATGTGTATGTTGATTACCTTTTGTTGTTACATGACATGCCATACCTTTGTAATCAATACCTAAAAATTGATGTGGATGCTGCGCAGATAATATACCATCAATCGCTTTCTTATAATCACCGTCTGTTAAATTTTTAAATCCTATTGGCATTGATAATCCTGATGCCAATTGTCGATGAATTTGACTTTCACTAGTTCTTGCACCAATTGCTCCCCATGATACTAAATCTGCTAAATATTGCGGACTTATTGTATCTAAAAATTCACAACCTATTGGAATTTTTAATCTTGTAATTTTTAATAATAATTCTCTTGCTAATTTTAATCCCTTATCAATATTATATGTATTATTTAAATCAGGATCATAAATAAATCCTTTCCATCCATGCCTAGAACGTGGCTTTTCAAAATATACTCTCATTACAATAAATAAATTTGGATTTTTTCTTTGAAAATCTTTTACATAATCTGCATATTGTAATGCTAAATTAAAATCATGAATTGAACATGGTCCTATTATAACTAATAATCTTGGATCATTATTTAATAAAATATTTTGAATTATATTTCTAGATTCTTTAATAAAAAATTCATCATCAAATTCTAATGGAAAACTTTTTATTAATTCTGTTGGTGATGGTATATTTTGTATAGAAGTGATATTGGTATCCATTTTTAATTATTATCTACAACTTTTTAAATATTGAAATATATACTATTAAAGTATTATTGTTAATTATAATTAATAAGAATGTATCAAAATATACTAAAATTAAAAGAAAATCCTGAAACCTCTAATTTAGGTAAAAGATGGACTGATGAAGATGTTGCTCAATTATTACTTCAACGTAAAAATGATATGTCTTTAGAAGATATTGCTAAATCACATAAACGTACTTATGGTAGTATTAAAAGTAAATTATTACATTACGCTGTCTCTTTACTAGATAAAAAATCTATTGAAGAAGCATCTGAAATTGTAAAATTATCCGTATCATCTATTAAAGAACATATGGATAAGGAAAATAATAAAAAAACATTACCTAAAAAAGAAATTAATGATGTAGATGAAAAAATAAAATCTATTCTTGATGATTTTTCAGTTGTTACTAATATTAATAAATTACCATATACTGGTAAACCTACTATTAATGAAATTACATTGAATTATGAACAAGAATCTGCTTTGAATCATTTTAAAGCTGGTAAAAATATATTTCTTACTGGTCCTGCTGGTACTGGTAAATCTGTAACTCTACGAAAAATTAGAGAACATTGTATTAATAATAATATTGAATTCGGTATTACTGCTACAACTGGTACTGCTGCCTTTTTAATTAATGGTAAAACTATTCATTCTTATTTAGGTATTGGATTAGCTACTGAATCTGCTGAAGAAATTTATAAGTATGTAAGATATAAATTATCTCATATTACTAAAAAATTACGAGAAATTAAAGTATTAATTATAGATGAAATCTCAATGTTAGATGCAAATCTATTAGATAAAATATCTGACTATTTAAAATTTACATGCAAAAATGATAAACCTATGGGCGGTATTCAAGTTGTATTAACTGGTGATTTTTGTCAATTAGCTCCTGTTTCGGGTGAATATGCATTTAAATCTGCTACCTGGACTGAACTAAATTTAAAAACTATTTATCTTACAAAACTCATCCGCCAAGACGGCGACCTTCAATTCCAAAAAATTCTATCCGATGCTAGATATGGTTACTGTTCTATTAAGAATTATAAATTATTATCATCATTATCAACGACTGAATTTGGTGAGATAAAACCCACGATCCTGTATCCACGAAATTTTGATGTTGATAAAATTAATAAATTAGAATCAGAAAAACTTATTGAATCTGGTGCTAAAAATGAATCATATAAAGTAGAATATAAAAATTATAAATACAAAGATAAAACACAAAATTGGGCTAAATCATTAGATATACCTGAATCAATAAGTTTCTGTGTAGGTGACCAAGTTGTGGTTACTGCAAATATTGACCAAGATAATGGAATTGTTAATGGTACTCGAGGTGTAGTAATTGATGTTAAATCATCATCTGTTATCATTCGAAAAGTTAATGGTGTTAAAGTAGAAATTAAATATCATGATTCAATAAATGCAGAAGATTCTAATTTAAGATTAGGATTCATGCCTCTAAAATTAGCCTATGCATTATCTATTCATAAATCTCAAGGTATGACTTTAGATGCAGTTGAAGTTGATATTGGACCTAAAATTTTTGCTGCTGGTCAAACATATACTGCATTGTCTCGTGCACAAAATTTAAAAAGTGTTAAAGTCAAAGCTATTGCTGAAAAGAGTTTTATTGTTGACCCTGAAGTATTAAAATTCTATAAAAAAATAGAAAAAGATATCGAAGAATCTAATAATAAATATATTCATAAAAAATTAAATCTTTTAATCTACAATATTTCTAATCATATTAATCTTGATAAATCATTGGATATTGTATGGGATTTAATACCCGAAGAAGATACTGAATTATTAGAATATTTTAATGAATATAATCAACCAAAAGTAGTATTAGAACTTAAAAATTATCAAGATGATATGTCAACTGATTTAATTAAGAATATTTATAAAATTAAACCATATATTGATATTGATTTTTTCAGATGTAAAGTAAAAGAATTAAATTAATACGATGTAAATCTTATATTAAGACTTTCAAAATATTTTGTAATTGGATTTTCTTTACTATTTTCTATTGCAAATAACGTCTCTTCTTTAGTATAATATCTATTTGCAATTTCCTTAATACAATTCTTCTCAAATGTAATTAAATCTCCTATTTTCATATTTGGTCTATGTGGCTTATTAAATGTTGTTAATGTATTTGATATTATTCCTAAAACATATTCTTCTTTTAATTTATCTATTTTATCTATCCATACCCAAAATGATTCTGATTCTCCTGTATTATCATCATGTAGATATGTAATTTTAGCCATATATCCTTCTTTAAAATATTTCCATGATTTATCGTCTCTTGATAAATTATATTGTATTAACGGCATTTTTATTTTATTAATAATAGTTACTAATAATAAAATAATTTTTCAACTTTTACTATAAACCAGCTACGACCACAACTTCTATCTTCCATTTAGAATTTGGAAACTTAACTCCACATATTGTATTTCTAGCTGGTGATTGTCTTAATGGCATCCATTCTAAAAATACACTATTCATTACTGCATAATCTTCCGGATCTACTAAAAATATTTGCATTGATATTATCTTTGATTTATTTGAACCAACCTTTGCTAATTGTGTATCCACTAATTGAAATACCTCTTCTACTTGTCTTCTAAAATCTAAATCTACTGTTGACCATGGCACTTGACCCGACAAATATACTGTATTATTATATACTACTGCTTCCGAATACGTTGGCTTTGTATCTATTCTATTTAATAACATAGTTATTTTATTTTATTTTATCTTTAAATTAAATTATTATTTCTTCTTACCTGCCTTACGTCCAGGCTTCTTTGCTTGTTCAATTACTGATACTACAGGCTCTTCTTTCTTATCTGATGTTGAATCTGCTTTAGATTTATTATCATTCTCTTCTTTAATCTCTTCTAATACTGGTTCTTCTTTCTCCTCTTCTTTCACTTCAGCTAATTTTTTAGTTTTAGTATCTTTCTTAACTGGTGCTTTCTTAACCTTTTTAGGTTTCTCTTCTTCTACAGGTGAAACGTCTTCCTTTTCTTCTGATTTATCATCATTAGAATGACGAAGAAGAGTAATCTTATTACGAATTAATGTAAATCTTTCATTTTTAATATCCATTTGCTTTGATAGTTCAATACTTTCTTTTAATTCTTTTTGATATAATTCAGTAAGAGATGTAATATCATTTAGTGCTTCAATGTCTAAATGTTCCGTCATTTTTATTGTTTATCTATTTAACTTTAAATTATGAAATCTAAAAAATATATTTATCAATTTTTTTAAATTATATATTATATGAATAGGACTCATTTAATCCTAATTTTATTTATAATTTGTTTGATATTTATATATTTAATTAAAATTATTTGTAATATAACTGAAAAATTAAACAATATGAATGTCTATTCAAATGATTTACCTGAAAATGATATATCATATGATAATGAATACGACTTATTAGTACCCGCTAAACAATATGTATATAATCCTAATGATACAAATCGTCCATTGAATACATATGGTCATCAACAAACTGATTCAGATTTAGCATTAAAAACTGATACACAAACATTAATGGTCAACACTACTGGTGATACACCTGTCGTTTATTCTCTTGATGAATTAAGAACTACTGGTTTATCAATATATACACCTACTAGTACACCATCATATTTATCACCTAGTATAAAACCAATTGATGCTGGTTCTGGAAATGTTTACAAAAATATTCAAGTTAATAACCATGATACTAAATTATATTATCTTAAAAGCATTGAATAAATTAATTATACATGTAATGATGTGATACATCTTCTTTTGTTTTATTATTTTTTAATTGATTATATCCATTTAAGATATCATCTTTTATAAGTATATATCGTAATGCTAATGCCTTACCAAATAATCGTTTAGAATGTTCCATTTTAATATGGAAAAATAATGTATCTATATCTCCTCCATAATTTGGAAAATTATCTTTATTCTCTTTAATGAATTTTTCTAGATTAAAATCATCAGAAGTTTTATATTGTTCCTTATTAATTTTATTTAATAATATTTCATATAATTCTTTTTCTGTATATTTATTAATATGATATCTAAATGGAAATCGTCTAGATAATCCACTGTTCATTGCAAAAAATCCTTCTAACGCTGCTGGATATCCTGCAATAATACATATAAATTTATCACCATTTTCTGATAAATTTTGATTTAATGTATTAATACATTCCTTTGAAAATCCATCATCATTTGCAAGAGAATAGGCTTCATCAATGAAAAGAACACCTCCATAACACTCATTAATAATTTTTTGAGTCTTAATTGCAGTATGTCCAACATGTTGCCCTATTAAATCACTACGCTTTACAATTCTAAATTTTGGTTTAGGTATATCTTCTTGCATTTTCATTGATAATATTTTCATCATATTCATAGGACCTTCTTCTTCAATTGGTTCTGGTTTTTCATCTGACTTAATACATTCTAAATCTACATATATCTTTGATAAAATTTTACCTAAACATGATTTACCAACACCAGGTGGTCCTTCAATTACCGTATGCAACATATGATTACATGGAAAATCTTGAAGAAAATACATAAGTTGTGTAATTAATGCTGTTTTAACTTCATTCATACCAATCATTGCATCTAGTTCTTGTAAATGAGGTATAATTTTCATAAGCTTTTTCATATTAATTGAATAATGGGTAGTTTCATTAAATGTTTCATATTTCTTTCCTAATTTTATCAAGTCTTGAATATTTTTAATTTCATCTTCAATAATTACTTCTTCTGATTTAAATGATGATGATTTAATAGGTATAAAGTTTGACTTTATAAATGATTTTCCAGTTTTAATATCAAATAAATCTACATTTATTATTGGTTTATCTAACATCATTTTTTCTCTAACTAATGCTTCATTTCCATCCAGTAATTCTGGACTATATCTAGCATTAAATATCTCATCTGCTGGTGTTGATGCTAATGAATCATGAGTTTCAGATCTATCTCTATTCCTAGGCGATGAACGTAGATTTGGTGATGGTGGAATAGGTGTGTATTTTCCTCCTACATCTTCAAGTGGTTTATCCCATTCATATCGTCTAATTATTTCCTTAGCATCTTCATACATTTCATGCTTAATTACATCTGGAAAGGATTTATTATAATATCGATTTCTATTGTTCTTATGTTTTTTATTATAATGTTTTCCTCTGTTAAAAGCGTCGTAACTACTCATTGTGTTTTAATTATTTAATACTGTTTATTTTTAGTTATTTTTTCAATTTTTTATATAAATGACTTAAAAATTAACGATACTTATATTATATGAATTATATTTATAGATTATATACAAATAAAACAGTAGGTGTCTTTACAAATAAAGATGATGCAATTAGCTTATTATTATATATACCTAATTCAAAAATAGAAGTCTTCAACAATTTAACTCCTATAGGTATTTATAGTTTGAATAACAATAAGATATATTTTAATAATACTCTTTATGAACTTGAAGGATATATGAAAGAATGGTTTAATAGTCCTGATAAACCTATAAACGATGAATTAAATTTATTTATTCCAATGTCTGAACCTCCATTACCTGTACAAGAAAAGAAACAAGAACCAGTTAATATTGAATCTTTAGCTGAAAAAATTAAACGATTAGAAGAAGAAGCAAAATTATATGAAGAAAAAGCTAATGAAATTAAAGATGTTGTTAATGAAAATGAAAATAAGTATATTGAAAAGGTTAAAAATTATGATGAAGAAAGAAAAAGACTAGCACGTGAAAAAGATAATTGGAATCAATTTAAAACTAAATTAGAAGCTGATAAACGTGTATATTGTATAATTAAAGAACAAATAGAATGTGGTGAGTTAAATGAAGATGAAATTCCAGTATTATTTCAAGATAAATACCCAATATTCAAATATATGCATCAACATAATTTAATCACTCTAAGTGATGTACTTCATCCAAATGAAATTGATAGTTACATTGAAATATTAAATAATCCTCCTATGGAAATTGTAATTTCAAATCAAAATATCACAACTAATGCTAATAATTATAGTGAACTATTTTCAAGTAGTGACCCTATCTATAATTTTAAAAAAAATTTTGATTCTGAAGTAGATTCAAGTAAAGATACAGATTAATTACTAAGTTAATATAATAGTAATTAATTTTTTATTTCCATTGTCTATATACATTCATATTCATTCTCCTTGGTTCTGGTGCTGGTTCTTCTTCCCCATGTATAGCATCAACTACATCTGGATCACTAAATACAAATTTACGAGCATTAATTGGTTTGGTATCTTCTACTTTACAATTATGATGATATTTTTCAATATCGTTAGGTGTAGCAACTGAATTTTTAAATGATAATAATTCTAAAAACATTTGATTAATAATAAATTGTATCGTATTAATTTGTTTTAATATCTTAAACACTTCTTGGTCATAGATAAAAACATTATTGTGTTTATTCTTATCAATATATTTAATTAATGATTCTACATCATATTGTACTAAATTATGTATGTAATGCGGTGCACAACATTTACCTTTCTTTTTACCATAGTTAATTGAACAACTAGAACGATGCGGACAAAAATCATATGTACGTTTTACCAAATCTCCTGTAAATTCTTTGTTTATTTTTGGTTGCTTTAATCTATTTGCTAAAATTAAAGATGCTTCACTAATCCATGCTAAAAATTTAATATATTTTGATATGTTACTTGATATAATTTTATATTGCTGAATATGCTTACTAATAAATTGTATTAAAAAATATTCATTATCTAATAATACTAAACTATTCATTGATTCAGTAGGTAAATTTTTTACAATTCTATTTGCTTCATCATTTACATCTTCATTATCAACACTAAAATTTGTTCTATAATCTAATTTTTGATGTACTTTATCTTCAAATACATCAGCAGTTGATAACTCTGCTTTAGTACGGAATTTATTTTCCATACCAATTAATGAAATATTATGACTATCTACGGATTTTACCCAATCAATATTCATTTTATTATTATAGTTATATTTAATTATTTAAATACTTTATCAATTTTGTTTAATTATTATTATTTAATTCTACGTTTATAGTATAGAGAATGTCTGCACCTACAATTAGATTAAGTTCTTATAAAGGTCCTAGACCCAAAGATACATATCAATCTAAAATGACTGAAACTGAAATTGAAGAAAAATTAAACTTATACAAAAAAATTAAAACTGAAGATATTCCAAAACTACCCCTCAACACTCATATTCGTTATTATTCTATAGTCAAAAATAGTGATGGTTCTAAAGAAAAAAAATTTAGATTAGGTGGATTTTTAGAAAATAAAGATAATTATGATAAATATATTATTTTAACAAATAGAAAGATTTCATGGTCAGTTAATACAAAAGAATCTATATTATATCGTAAAATGACAGATGAAGAAATTAGTGGTAATGTTGATAATAAAACTGAACATATTACTAATGAAAATAAAAAATTAGCAGAAAATTATGAAAAGCTTAAAAAAGAATATTATGATATCGTTGATAAGTATCACCGTCTTAAAGCTAAATACGAAAAAATTAAAACTCAATCTGAAAGATAATTATAATATTTTTCTATATATATTATAATGGATGATAATAATACTAAATTATTGATTATTTGGTCACGTAAATGTAAAATATATTATCATTGCCATCGTGATACTGCTAATTATTATGACCGTTGGGATAAATTAATTGGATTTCCTGCTGTAATAATTAATGTATTTAATTCCAGTTCATTATTTGCAAATTCTCAATCTATTCAACAAGTAACTGTATTGATTATTGCTAGTTTAACTGTTTTATCTACTTTTTTAACAGCTTGTCAAAATTATTTTGATTTACCTAATTTAAAAAATTCACATCGAAAACTATCGAATGATTATTCAAAATTATTATACTCTATTGAAAAAATAATAATATTAAATAAAAATGATCCAACTTATAAAATTGATAGTAATGTTATGACTAAAATATTAGATACAATGGAAATATTACGAGAAACACCATTGGAATTTCCTGAAAAAATTTGGTTAAAATATAAAAATACTTATAAACAAGATACACAAGATAAAGAAGATGATTTGAAAACTAGTGATACATTTAAACAAGTTCTTCATGCATATAAAGAAAATCAAAATATTGTTGAAACATATAATAATTCTGTTAAAGTTCAAATAAATCCTCCTGTTGAATTAGATAATGATGAAGAAAAAAATATTAATATTTTTAAAAATCCAGAAGAAAGTAAATCATCTGATTCATCATTTACATCAATTACTGTTAAAGAAGAATAATTAACGAATAACTTTATAAGGGTCTACTTGGGTTAAAATACGCATTTTACAACAATATCTCGTGATTCCCATACTCTCAATTAATTCTTTTCTTTTAATACTTTTTTCCTTATCTGATAATTTTGAACTAGTTATTTCAAGATTTTTAGTTTCATATTCAAGTTCAACATCAGCTAATACTTTACCACATGTAGGACATACAACATACTTCATTTTATAATACTATTGTTATATTTTTAAATTTAAATTTTTCATTTTTTTATAATTTTATTTAATATGGGTGATATACTAAATCAAAAAATAACATTTGATGAAAGATTAAACAATTTAAGAAGCCTTTACAATAATTATAGTGTCGACGACCAACAATATATATCCGATAAATTATCAGACTTAATTAACTTAAACTTTCATGACCAAGATTTTAATCTCTCTACTAAACAAGTATTATCCGATGATTCTATTAAAACATTCTTATCTGACCCAGTTTATGCTGGTATATTATCTACTATTTCAGAATTAAAAGATTATCGTTCTCTTGAAGCTGTTTTATACACTGATCAACATACAAAAGTAAAATATGATAATATGGTTGATGCTCAAGGTATTATTATACCATTAACTCCTTCTTATGGTATCAGTACTCCTAGTAGATCAAGAGCAACTCTTAGAGCATATACACCTGGTGCAACTGTTACTACTTTATATAACGGTGATATGATTACTGGTCCTACTTCATTTCAATACAAAGATAATAATTTCATTAATTCTAATTTTAATAGTCAATTTGATGACCAATTAGCTAGAAATAGAATTGAAAGGGTTAAAGAAGAACAACAACGTTTGCAATTTTTGACTCAAAATGCTATTAATGAAGAAAAATCAATTAAATATATTCATGAATTATCACTAGGAGAAGTTTCTGATAATTTAGCAAATAGTATCATATTATTATTCAAACAAATTTATACTTTAGATATTAATGGTATTAAAAATTCTCAACAAAATTATATTTATTATGGTTTTATATTTATCGTTGTATATGTTATATTAAAATTATTTTGGCAAGAAATTAGTGCTTAAAGTGTAAGATTACTTTTTAATAATATATGACTTAACTTTTTCGTTAAATCATTTAGTTTATATACTGATGTAATACGGTCATCTAATGTATGTTCAAATGTTACAAATGTGTTTAATAAATTATTCCTTTGAGATTCTAAATTTTGCTCTAATATTTCCTTTGGATACATTTTATATCCATCTTTTTGATGAAAATTTATAAATTTTTCTAATCGTATATAATTATCTACTTTATTCATAAAATCTTTATACACTGGTGGATTATATAATTCAAAATATTTAATATCACTTACAAATTGTAATAATGATTCGTTATTTGTATTTTTAATATTTGAACTACTTTTTAGATTTTCTAATTTTTCCTTCTTTACTATCGATATATATACAATAAATATTACTACACTCACTACTAATGTGAATTGTAATAAATTAATATTATATGTTCTGGTAGTATAAAACAAAAAAACTAAAAATATTATTCCATATGTTATTTCTAATATAGAAAACTGTTTTAAATTTCCTAACATAAATATATGAGTGATTTTTATTCAAAATATTTAGATTTAATTAATAAAGAAAAATCTAATTATCGTGGTGCTGGTATATTCTTTTTTGAAAATTATGGTTCTGATGACTATATGGTTTTATTAGGTGTTGATAATAAATTTAGAGGTAATCATCTTAGTGTTTTTGGTGGTGGAAAAGACCCAGAAGATCCTCATTCATTACACACTGCAGTTAGAGAAGTATTTGAAGAATTATTTAATGTTAGACCTGGTAATATTGATTCTGTTGTTCAAGAAATGAAATCAAAAATGGATCAAGGATTAGTCTTAGAAAAAGTTCATGGTATAAAATTAAATGAAGTTTCCTATTTTGCTAAAATAGATACTATGAATATATTCTTTAATCATTTATATTATCATGAAATTCCTTGGCCATTTAGAGGTTCTCACAAATGGAATGAATATATAAATAATATTCCTGCATTTATAAGAGATAGAGTATTAAAACCTACTCAAAAAGCTGGTGATGGTATGAATGAAATTAAAAAAATTTATTTAATAAAATTATCTGATTTAACAGTACCATTAAAACGTGGTCAAGAAAGAACTGTTACTATTAAAGATATTAATTATAAATTAAGAGATAATTTAAACAGATATCTAAAAGAAAATGTAATAATAGATTCAATTCGTTCTATAAAAAATAATATATTATAGTAATGAATGATAATTCCGAAATAGAACTAAATTTAGATTATATGCTTACTTTAAAAATGTCATTTGAAATTGAATTAGAATTAGATGATACCCAAGTTTCACTAGTTCGTATAATTAACCAAATGTACAGATATTTAAAAAATCAACGAAAATCAAATGATGAAATAAAAAATGGAATTAGCTTATTATATACAGAAATTGACCCTGCTAATAAAGATGATGCTTTATACGTATTAGATAGAATAATTGCAACTGAAACTCCTATTCAATATCATACAAGTGCTACTTTTATAAATATGCTAAGATCTATTCAAGATGCTGAAAATCAATTAAATGAACAATATGATAGATATACTGGTGATATTATTAATGCACCTTCTGTATTTGATTTATTTAATACTAATTTAAATAATTTACATCATTATTATACTACTGGACCATCTGGTACAACTATTGAAGAAATAAATTCAACTGGATTTACTGGTTCTGAAACTGGACATACTGGACATACTGGAACTGATGATGAAGATACTGAAACATATGATGAATTATCTACAAATTCTTTAGCTTTACTATTAAGTACACATAATTCTTATAATACTTATAATGTTCCTTTATTAAATTCATTTATATATCGTCCATTTTTTAATGCATTGATGAACGGATTAACTGGAATTAATAATAGAGTTCATGAAGATGTTAAAAATATTGCTACTCCTGAAATTTTAGATAAAAATACTGTTATTATTAAATATGATGATCCATCTATTAAAGATAATTGTCCAATCTGTTTAGAAGGTTATAATGAAAATTCTATTATCCGTAAATTGAACTGTTCGCATATTTTTCATAAAGATTGTATTGATTCTTGGTTGCTCAAAGAAAGTTATAAATGCCCTATTTGCAGAAATGATTCACTACCACATACTCATATATAAAGAAATATAAATATAGATATTAGCAAAAATGTCAGCAGTAAGTGATATTAAGTATCAAAATATGGTAATCCATAATAAGAATTTAAAAATGTTGGATATGGACAATTTTGAATTACAAGAAAAGATTACTAAAATGGAGGAAGAGCGTAAATCTGCAATTAAGAAAAAAGAAATGAATCCATCTATTCCAAATGAAATTACGAATAATATTAATAAGAAACCTTGGATTAGAATTCCATATCCAATCCGTGAAATAAAGTTAACAGAATATATGAAAGAGAAAAAGATTGCAGGTGAAGCAAAAGATGCTTTATTAAAGTTATTATATGAGAAGAAATTAACAAATAAAGTAGTTTCTTATAATCCTGATACCGGAAAAATTGATAATATTACTGAATTAACCTGATTTAAGATATAAAAACTTATCATTATAATTTTCAAATGAATGAATATACTCATTTAGAAATTACTAAAAAAGTTAACGATTTAATCGATAATTTAGATCAAGATGAATTTAATTCTTATGATGAATTAACTGAATATATATATGAATCATTTAAATCTTTTGAATTAGATGTATCTCGTGATATTATTTATGATATTATTATTAATAAATGCAAACCTATAATTATTGTAGATGAAGTTGAATCTGATGAATTATATGAAAAAATTTTAGATAAAAAAATGCACTATATTAAAACTGTGCCTCAACCTGAACAACGTACCAAAGCATGGTTTGATATGAGAAATAATATGATTACTGCAAGTAGCGGTGCTGCTGCTATTGGTGAAAATCCATATGAAAAACCAGAAGTATTTATTATGGAAAAAGTATTTGGTAGGGAATTTGTAGATAATGATTTTGTGCATCATGGAAAGAAATATGAAGAGATTGCAACTAAATTTTATGAGCATTATAAAAATACAAAAGTAGATGAATATGGTTTAATTCAGCATCCTAAATATAGTTTCTTTGGTGCATCACCTGATGGTATTTGTGATAAATATACATTAGATGGTAAGAAGAATTTAGCAAATTATGGTCGTATGATTGAAATTAAATGTCCTTATAAAAGAAAGGTTCTGTTTAAAGGTGAAATCGATGGTGAAATTTGTCCTCATTATTATTGGATTCAAATTCAATTACAATTAGAATGTTGTGATTTAGAATATTGTGATTTCTGGCAATGTGAAATTGTAGAATATACAGATCCTGAAGAATGGAAAAAACCTGTTCCTATGGTCCATAAACATGAACAAGACCAAGTATCTGACATTAAAGATGAATGGACTTATGGTTTTGTATTACAATATTCAATGGATGCTTACAAAAAACGTGCTGATTTTGATAAAAGAGTATTTACTTCCAAGTATATTTATCCCGATAATTTATTAGGTGATTATGATGCTAATATTGAACTAGCAAATAAGATGAAAGAACAAACTATTCCTGGTTATACATTTGATAAAATTTTATATTGGCGTATTGTAAATTCTCATTGTTGTGAAGTTAAACGTGACCGTAAATGGTTTACTGAAAAATTTCCAATTTATGAAGAAGTATGGAATAAGATTAAATTTTATAGATCTGATTTAGAAATGGCTAATGTATTTAGAGATAAAATCTTGGCTAAAAGAGAAGAGAATAAAGAACGTCGTAATCGATACAAAGATAATACACCTAAAACTGATGATGAATTAGCAGTTTTAAATGAACATTTGGGTGGTGAACCTGCACCTAAAACACCGAAATCAACAACTCTATTAAAGAAATCATCCAGTGCTAGTTGGTTCTAATATATTTTTAATTTTAATTTGTAAGTCTTCGAGATAATCTTTTAACCACCTAAAAATATTATCTTGTGTTTCCTTTAGTTTATCCTTATTCTCCAATAAGTATCTACATTTAATTACTGCATTATCCCATGATAATTCATATATAAATGGCGGTTTATTATTATTATACCAAAATGTAATATTAATTTCTTCTTCATCTCCTACTACTATTGGTACTGCACCACAAAATACTGCTTCATATAATCTAAAACAATCTAATGTCACATTACCTCTACCATTAGGAACAAAAATAGAATCTTCATAAATTCTAGCCATTTTATCTGATGATATATTATTATCTATTATGTAATTATCAAATATTCTAAATTTATCTATCATTTCTTGTCTGTCTGATTTAATTCTACCAATAAATGACCATGTTAACTTTCTTTCAGTAATTGGAATTAATTTACTATTTAATGGATTTGAATCAAACATTTTAGACATATAACCTAATGGTAATTGAATCATATTTGGTTTATTAATTGGATAATCTTTTTTATTATATTGTCTAATATATAACTTGGTATGGTCTGCTAATCTCATGTATTCTGCACGTCCTCCCCATTCTTCTGATAACTGAATAATTATTAATGGCTTGATTCTTAAAACAATTGGATATATTACATTAAATGGATATTCATTTGTAGAAAATACTAATATATTATTATTAATTATAGATTCATCATTCATTGCAATTAATTCTGATACAGATACATGCATTTTTTTAATATCGCATTTTTCCAATAATAAATTAATATAATCTACTTCCCAATATGCATTTTTATCATATAAAAGTGTTACTTGTTGCATAATAATAAATAAAATAATTGTTTAAGCAAGAAATAAACATTATGGTAATACTAATTTTTATAAATTATTGAATATAAAAAATAGACTAATAGAAAATCTTCTTATCAATTTCAGTTTCAACTACACCAAATTTAATCATATATTGAACTTGTAACCATTTATAGTAAGGATGTCTAATATAAAAACAAGGGCATGCATAGTTAGTACCTGTGCAATTACATATTTTACCTGTGGTTACATAATAATCTAAATTTGGCATTTGTAATGGATTACCAAAACTATCTGATAAATTTAAAGTCAAACGATTAATATTCGCCAAGTTCGACATTTTCCATATCTTATCTTGATAGTTCGTCGCTGCATAGTAATGTAGTTCACCATACGAATCTGGATATAATAAACAAAATGCTTGTCTTAATGCATTATTTGTTGAATTAATATTATTATCTGTTATTTCATTAATTGTTAATATTAAATATCTATCACTATCTAAACTTTTGGATGAAAAATAATAGAAATTTACAGTACCTCCTGTTGCTCCTGGTGTTGCTAAAATTTCATAACTACATCTGTAACCACCATTTGATGATAATGCCATCATAAATTCTATATAATATTGTGTTAAAGTACTAGATACATATGTATAAGTTATACTTGATGTACCACCACTACCTGGCACTGTATATGTTGCTGAACCCGATGTTAATGTTAATGGATTAAAATTCGTAATTTGATTATTAATTGTACCATCACTTACATTTGTTCCTGATACTAATGTTTGAGAATAATATTGTGTATATGTTGGAACACTTGGATATGTAATTGTATATACAGTTGTATTATTTTGAACAACTGAATTATTATAACCAGTTAATGTTTGATATTTAACTGTTACCGTATATGTATATGTTTTTAAATTTGTTACGTAAACTGTTTCCACATTTCCTGATGGATCAATAGAACCAGTTGTACCACTTGTTAATGGATTTGGAATTAATGCACTACTTGTTATATAACTTGATACTAAATTATTGTAAATTGTTTGGACTTGACTTGCTTCTTGTGCTGCACCTGTTGCTCCAATACCTGATGTTAATTGTGCTAAAATAGTAGCATTAGATGAAATACCTCCAGATGCGGGTGATGGTACTGGATATTGTGTTAAGAAATAACTTCTTGGTAATACTACATTTTCTATTCTCATAAATTTTACATTTTCAAATACTTGAGGTACATTTAATTTCGTAATATCTGTTGATTCTCCAAAATATGCTTGTAAAGCAAAAGGAGATGGATAAAGTGCTGTATCTCTATCACTACTATCAATAACAACTACATATTCATTTACATTTTCTGATGCTACATTTTCACTAATATTTGGCCATAAAGGTGTTTCTAATTTAAATTCTTTTCTATCTAAATATAAACCATATTCTCTTGGATTTTTAGGATATTTAATTTTATTATCATTAATAATACCTCTTCTTAATGCATAATCTGTACTTGCTAATACTTGATTTTGATTTTGATAATTTTCAGTTAAAAAGGCATGTGGATTTGTATCTCTATTTGGAAATGTAGCTGTAAGAGGAGTGGGTGTCATTCCAGCACTAACACCATCTTTTCCATTAATTTCTTGAAAACTATTTCTGGGATAATTATTTCCTGGAAATCTATTACTCATATATAATTAATAACAAATTTATTTTCTAATTATATGCATAAAATGAATGGAGGAGACGCAAATAATTGTTCTATAAATAGAGATTTTAATTCAGGCTCATGTTTTACATTAGAAGAATTGCATCAAATTGCTAAAGATTATAATGATAAATACCCTAAAGATAATATTAAACTATATCCTTCTAAATCTGAAATGTTGTCTGTTTTAAATGAAAAATTAAAACAATTTTGCCCTGACCAAACTTGTTGGGCTACCCTAAAATTTTTAAAGAATAATGAAGATTTAAAAATGGCCTTTAAAACACCTGGTCCCGGTGGACAATTTGAATGGTTAAGCACCACCGAAATTAACGATTACATGGAAAGATTAATGAAATTGTATAAAGATTTTTTATTTGTTGGTGCTGTACCAATTGATATTGAAGATTTAGATGAATTTGGTGTTCGCTCATTAAATTATGATAAATTAGTTAAAAAAATAGGTAAAACAAAAATCGGTATTATTTATAATTTAGATGAACATTACAAATCCGGCTCTCATTGGGTAGCATTTTATATTGATTTTATTAATAAAAGAATTTATTATTCTGATTCTTCTGGTAAACCACCTGAATTACGTGTACGAAGATTAGTTAAAAAAATAACTGAAAAATTCTATTTTGATGATACTGGTAAAAAAATGTCATTACCTGTTAATTCTTATATGAACGATACACCTAATGCATTAGAACAAAAATATGATATTCGTTGGAATAAATTACAACACCAGTTTGGTGGATCTGAATGCGGTATTTATTCTATTAATTTTATTACAAGAATTTTACGTGGTGATACATTTGATGAAATTCATAAATCTCGTATCAAAGATCAAGAAATTAATGTCTGTAGAAAAACATATTTTAGCGGTTATGATAAAAAAATTAAAGGCGAAGACGTCGCACACATTTGCTAATTAAACTTCGCTTCGCTACGTCTCACTTCGTTCGTTTTTACACTAATCGTGTAAAATTCGCTAACGCTCAGTTTGCTACGCAAACATTTAAGGATTAAAAAATTATATTAATAATTTTTAATTTAAATAAAAAAATCATTATTGTTAACGAAGTTAACTGAGCGTAGCGAATTTTATGCGAGTAGCATAAAAACGAGTGTAACGAGACGAAGCGAAGCGTAGTTTACTTTAATAAAAAAAATAATTAATAATTATAATGAATACTTTTATATCTTCTAATACTAAACCCCTATTTGAGAATATTCAACCTTACGACTACTTAGAACCTATAAAATTACTAGCAGAAAATCATAAGGAAATTAAGCCCAATTATTACCGTGATATACTATCAGGACTAAATTATGATAAATTATTAAAAAAGAAAGAAATTTTACCTCAGTCTGATATCAATGATAAAATAATGTTAGAATATTCTAAATCTTTTTCTGATAATAATTTTATTATTGTATATCCTAAAGCTTTATCCAAAAAAGATAAATTAAAAGATTTATTTAAACTTTTAGATAATAATGGTAGAGTTTATTATAAAAAATATTTAACTATTGATTATTATCAAGCATATAATATTATTTATCAGTTATATGCAAATGCATCTCGAATGAAATCTAACAATCATATTGTATACAAATTAGATAGATTAGGATTTAAAATTGGTTATACGAATGATATCTTAATTATAGTTTATCAACATTTAAATATTGCAAATAAAATTAATGGTTCTACTTCTTCTTTCAAGAGCGAATTACGTAATATATTTTTATCAGAAGATATTAAAAATAATACGATTGACCCACAATTAGATATATATCCTCGTGAATATGATTACATTCATGTCAACGACACATTTAATGAAGTTATTAATTATTCTTATTTATTTCTTGATTCTAATACAATTGAATTTACTAAAAAACAATTATCATGGAGATTACTTGAATTTTCTGATGGTATTGCAAAATTTAATAATCTATTACAATTACTTTTTAAATTACCCCTTTTAGAAAGAAATAAATTTTTATTTATTAGTAGTACTGTATTATTTTCATATGGTATTCGTGCTATGAATGACATTGATGGTTTTGTGTTAGATAATACTAATATTACTCTAGAAATAAAAGATTACATTGATAAGAATGAAAAATCAATTGATATTTATTATAATAATGCATTCGATAAATCAAAAATAAATAAAGAATGGGAAGATACATTAAACGAACGTGCTAAATTACTCGGTGCATCTAATTTCAATGAACTAATTATTAATCCTAATTATCATTACTATTTTTTAGGTGTTAAATTATTAAAATTAGATTATGAAATTATTATTCGAAATTTACGTGCTAGACCTGCTCAACTTACTGATTTATTAGCAATTAGTCGTTTATTAAATATTACTATTAATACTAGTATACCAAAGTCTATTCAGTTATTTGATACTGAACAAAACACAACTGAAACTAAAATAGTAAATAAAAATGAATATATCAGTACAATGAAATATTATTTTAAAACACGTTATTTTATTGATATTACTAATGAACAAATTGAATCATGGTTTAATTCTACTGATGCAATACTATTAAATATACAACCACATGAATTTGAAATTAATACTAATAATAATATTTATAAATTAGAACTTCCTAAATCATACACAATGAAAGATTTATATTATAAAATACCTAATATCAATAATAATAAAATTGTCTATCCTGATTTAACTGAATTATCTAAAATGGGTTTTAATACCTATTCTTCTATTTTTTCTGATGATAAACCATATATATATCATGGTGAAGATTGGAAATTATCTAATTTATGTAATAAAAAACCAAGAGATATTTATGATAAAAAAAGTAATTTAAGAATTTTAACATTTAACGTTCATAATTTTATTAGTAGATGCAATCAAGGTGTTTCTCCTATTTTTAATAATAATTTTAATCTATTTCAAAAAGGTCGTAATTTTACTAAATTCTATGAACTATTTCAAAAAGTAAATGCTGATGTTATCTGTTTGCAAGAATTTGTTCCAATTCCTTCTTCTCCTCTTACTGAAGATATTATTGATTATAACGAAATCCAAAAAATTAATTTTGAATATATTAATGAACAAATGAAAAAATTAGGTTACAATTACTCTTGTATTGGTGAAACTGTTAAAAATAATTTTACTCTTAATGAACCCAGATCTTATTATATGATATGTAATGCTATTTATAGTAAATTACCTATTGAAGAAGAAAAGATATTTCACTTATTCATTAACAGAAATATTACTGCTATTAAAGTTAAGTACAATAATAAACCTGTTTGGATATTAAACACACATTTAGCATATTATTCTGATAAATCACCAGTTGATTTAACTAAAGATAATATTGTACTCCAATTTGAAGTTATTAAATATATTATTGAAAAAGAATTTGATGATAGTATTATTTTATGCGGTGATTTTAATATTAACTTATATACTCAACAAAATAATTATCGCTATAAAAATTTTGATAAGGTAAAAAATATTACTGATTTATTTAATAATTCTTCTAAAATTTCTATTCATACTAATTTCAGTCAAAATGAACAAACTGATTACATATTGTATTCTAAAAATAGTAAATTACTTCCTACTTATAATTTATTTATTAATTCTGATTTATCTGACCATAATCCAATATTAACAGACTTTTATTCTTCTTGATCTGTTTCATTTTTTTGTTGTAATTCTTCTAATTTTCTAATTTGTTCCTGAACTTTTGTACTTAATTGTATTAATTCTTTCTTCTTCTCTTCCATTGCATCATTTGAATATTTATTTGTATTTGTTTCATTCATATTCAATACTTTGTGCTTGAGATTATCTCTTTCTACTTTTAATTCATTGTATTTTTCCATTAATGTTTTTAAATAATCTTCATATTTAACAACTTTACCTTGTAACATTTGCATTTGTGCTATCATTTGTTGTTGTTGACCATTTTGTTGTTGATACTGTTGTTGCGGTGGTTGTGGTAATTGAGGTGTTGCATTTCTATATTGTCTATTTTGTTGCTGTTGTTGTTGATATTGTTGATTATATTGTTGATGAATTTTAGGTAAATCTTTGTCATTCGTATATATATTTTGATTTATCTCTGGCATATCTTGATTAAATAATTCATGAATATTTTCTACTTTCTTTTCAGGAACAGAAATACTACCTCTCATTGATTCCATCTTTTTTAATCTTGCATCTAATGATTCATTATCTTCATTTATTTTTTCTGGATCAATACCTGTTGTATAAAATGCATCATCAAATGCACTATTAATTTCTTGTTCTTCATTGAAAAAACTAAAATTGGTACTACCTCCATAATCTTGAATATCATTTTTTGGTTCATTTTCACCTGATAATCCACTACTTGAATATTGTTTTGGTGGTGCTCTGGTAGCAGTACTTTTAAAAGCTTCTAATGGTGTTTTCTTATATTGCTCATCTTGCATTCTTTTAGGATTTGTTTGTTTACCTTGTAACCATTCTGGTACTTCTGGAGGTTTATTAGAATGTGCAAATTCTCTATAATTTTCTATATATTTATTATATTTATTTTCTACAGATTCATCACCACCAGGTACTCTAGTGTTTGCACTATATTGTGCTGGCATTCTTCTATCACCTTGTATTTGTGGATTTTTATTACCAATTGGAATCTGTAATCTTTTTAATGTTACATTCATAAATTTCTCTACTGCATCTGATACATTGTGTTTTGATATTTTTGTTTTATCTAGTAAATGAAATGTTTCATCTAATGCTTTTTTTACACCTTGTTGAATTTGATTTAATTTATTAGGATTTGATACATCTATTTTATTATGATTAACAAACTCGCTTGTAATATATGATAACACCCTTGGATTTACAAATAATGGATATAATTGACTCATATTGATTTATTTTATATTATTTTTATATTATAACCTTAAATATTTTATATAAAATTATTATAATATATAAATTATGCAGAACTATAATCCTTATAATCCAGTTTATAAATTTAAATCAGACAAAGCTCATGGACAAATACCCAATGAAACTCATGTTGAAGAAAATGAAGAAGAAGATTTGAGCAAAAGTATATTACCAACTTCTTACGGATTATATGTACCTCCACCCGATTTTGAAAAAGGTGAATATGAATCTGTTACATGGTTACAATATATTTCATCTACAATAGATTCTAAAGACCGTGATTATGCTAAATATCCGAATCCTTTTAATTTTCAAACATCTAAACTACCTGAATTTTATAAAAATGTTAAAATATTTCAAATGTTTTACATCTCTTTACCACAATTTAATTTAATGCAAGTAGCTATTCCTGGTGATCCTAATTGCACTTTTATGCAAACATATCTATTAACTAATACCGTTGCACTTAATCAAAATATTATTAATGGTGCTAACACTTATACTATCTGTAATAATGTAAATGGTGAAACTGATTTTATTATTAATTTTAATATCAGTGTTGTTTACACTATTGATAGTAGTGGTAATTTCTGGAATTATGGATTTAGCTCTACTTACAAATTAAATAGCAATCCCTATTTAAGATTACAAATTAATGAACTTCCTTATTCTCCTATATTAACTACCGACCAAACTACTTATTCTTTTATTGTTCGTATGTCTAGAGCTAGAAATTATATTGCTTATGCTAGTGTTCGAGCTCCAACTAAAGTATACAAAGAACATAATTTAATTAATTTACCTCAATTAAGTTTTAAATTTTATGATTCAACTGGTGTACCATTAAGCATTAGTTATTTAGATGATAACGCATCCTCAATTAATGACCCAGCAAATTATGCCAGTAAATATAATTATATTAGACACCCTCTTTTCTATTGGCATCAAATTATCATGGGTGTTCGTATTGGTGTTATTCGTACTAGTTTTAAATAATTAGGTTCTCAATCTTGGTATATTAATTACTTCTTCTATTAAATAATATACTTCTTTTCCCTCTTCTATCTTATTCGGCTGATTATCCGCTCCTAATTTTACTCTGCCAATAGCAAAATCTAAATCAAAATCATATACTACTCTAGTATCAGGATTATACCAATAATCTTTAGGTTTATCCCTACTACCATCAATTACCTTAATACCTTTTATTTTAATTACTTTTATTCTTTTTACCTCACTGTTTAAAGAATTTAATCCATTATTTAATTTTGTATCATAATAAATATCTTCATTGTATGCAGGACCAATTTGTGGGTCAAATAATGAACTTTCATTGAATTGGAAACATTGATATGATTCAACCATCATATTGTGATTTTTAAATAATTTACAATCTATCGCTGCTTCTCTTACTGTCTTTAAAAAACTATCAATTAAAATTTGTTTGCGTTTAGCAATATCTTCTATCTTATCATCAATTGTTTGTTCACCATTTTTCTTTAATGCTTTATACCTATATACATCTACTGTTCTCTCTTCTATCGGCAAATCTTTGTGATAACATTGACGAATTGCTCTACCAATTACTTGCGATATTCTCACTTCATTCCAATACGGATCTAATATATGTATCTGTCTAATATTTCTTAATGAAATACCTTCACTACCTGATGGTGCAAGTAAAATATATTTAACTAACTTACCATCTACATTACCAATTTGATTGAATACCTCAATTGTCTTTTTTCTTTTAGCATCATCTATACCACCATGATATTCTAAATATTGGTAATAATCATTACCTGTACCATATGGTGCATACCCAAATTGTTTTAAATATATTGCAAATGTAGCTAAACCTTCCGCTGATACAAAGTTAGAATATACCATTATAGGACCCTTACTTCTTAATCCATAAAATAATACTGCTGTCATTTTACATGAACAATCGTGCAATGCTTTTAATAAATTACTTTTATTCTTATGCTTTTCCATAAATTCTTTGTATTTGTAACTATATTCTGTTTTAAATATTTCAATATCATCAAAAATAGTATGTTTGTTCTTTTCATCCATTGCATGTTTATGCATAAAATATTTATCAGTGGATAATAAAAAGTCTTGTAATGTTTTTTGATATAATTCAGCACCGTTAATTTCTTCTTTGTCTTTTAACGATGCAATAAATTCTTCTGTCTTACCTTCTGCAATTTTATATGCATCAATATCTTTTAATCTAAATTGATTTGGTCTAGGTCGTTTTTCACCATTAATTTTGTCATTAACATATGGAAATACAAATAATGCTGCTTGTCTTGTATAAGAATTAAAACTACCTTCCTCTGACCTACTTTGAACTCTTCTAATTTCCATTTGTTTCTCAATAAATTCAAATGTATTATACACTTCATCTTGATAATCAGCCATCACTAATTCTTTTTGTATTAATCTTTTCTTTGCATATAAATCAGGTGTCTCACCTATATAAAATGATGCTAATCCCAAAATTCTTCTTTGAAACATATTTTTGGTTGCAGGATTTAATATTTTAACTTTTCCTGTAGTGATATATCGCTCTTCAAATTTAACTTCACTTGTTGGAAAGATACCTGGGCGTAATAAATTAAAAATTAATGCTAATTCAAATGGATTATTCACAACTGGTGTAGCACTCACTAAAATGACTCTTGCATTATCATTGTCTTTCATTTCTCTTACCATATAATCGTATATTGAACTTGCTCTTCTACCACTTTGACCAGTTACGTTATTGTATACATTATTAATAAAATTATGTGCTTCATCTATAATAAATAAAGGTTTTTTAGATGCATCTACACTTCTAATTGCTTCAATAAAATCTTTATCCGCTTTAGGTGAATCATAGTGAATAAATTTAATTTGTGACCTCATATTTTTCTTTTCATCTTTATTTAACCAATATTCCAAATCTTCAATCCATGGCTTGTTTTCAAGTGTTGCTTTAATTAATACAAATACATTCCATAAACTAGAAAAATTATATAATGCATTGTATACATTGATTGCAGTAGCAGTTTTACCAGAACCTAAACCATGATATAATAATATTGACCTATATGGACTTCTATAATCTAAAAATTTTGCTACAAATTCTTGATATTGTCTTAATTTTAATTCTTCTTGAGGGACTGCACAAGGATCTGAACCTAATTCTCTTTTAATTTCATCTAAGTGATATTTCTTAAAATTTTGTAATATCCAAGATGGAAATATCCTACCATTTAATTGTAGGTTAACAAATTCATCTCTTGTTTTAGTATTTTCACTCATATTATTATTTAATATAATATTATGAATAATTAATTATTGTTTTGTAATATAATATCAAATATATCAAAAAATTTATTATAATTTGCTGTTGTAAAATTTTGATAAAATAATTTATTGCTATTTAATCCCATTAACTCTCTTTTTTCTTTATCCTCAATTAACATACTTAAATATTTTATACATTCATTATTATTATAATAAATATAACCATTAACATCATTAATTACTTCTGATGAAGAACATCCTGCATTAGATGAAACAATCGGTTTTGAACAAAACATTGCTTCAATTATATTAGTAGGTAATACTTCATTTAATGAATGACTTACTATAATATCTGATTCATTTATATACGACATCGCATTATTAACTAAACCTGTTAATATTATTGAATTACTATTTTTATTAATTTTTAAATTATGATGTCCTTGTCCAACTAATACTAATACTAGATTTGTATATTTATTTTTTAATACATTAAATACATTATCTATAAAATCTTGTTGATTTTTTCTTTTGTCAATTGTTCCAATAATCGAAATTATTATTGGATTATTTATTTTAATTTTATCTATTAAATTTATTTTATTATCTTGTTGTTCTTTAAATATTAACGGATCAAATCCATTTGTTATAACGTATCTATTATTATTTGAATTAAAATATTTATCATTATTATTCTTCTGACCATTACATAAAAAAATTATATTCGCATTTTCAATTTGTATTATTTTATCAAATAAATGACTAAAATAATCTTCTATTAACCATTCATGTATTATCCAAATTATATTTAATTTTAAATGTGATAATTTTAATAAATACTCATATGTACAAATTGTATTACATATGATAATAGGTGTTATATTTTCTGCTTCACATTTATCTAAAATATATTTTTCTATATCATTTGGACCTACTTTTATACCATGTTGAATAATTAAATTTTTATCCTCAAATTTATTTAATAAAAGTAATTCTGTTTTAATGTTATTTTTAATAAAAAATTTTTCTAAGTTATATAAATAAAGTGGTGCTCCTGTATTTGAATTTTCATGTGATATTAAAAATACCACTACATTTGAATAATTTTTTTCTATAAAATTATAATGTTCATTATTTGTAATAAAATAAATGTTAATTAATACAATACATATAATTAATAATAAAACAAAAATTAATAAATTAATCTTCATAATATAGTATAATATAATTTATTTAATTTGATTTTCCTTAATCTGCTTAAACTTAATTAATGCATTCAATGCAGCCTGTTGTTCTGCTTTCTGCTTAGATGTACCTTCACCTTCTGCAATAATAATAATTTCAGTTGGACGACCTTTATCATCTAATGATGTCATTGGATCTAATACACCCATTGTATAAATTTTTTGCATATTATTTGTCTTACCTACAATACCAGAACTTGATTTACAAGAAATTTCCCAATAAATTGGTGATACCCATTTGTTAGAATGAAATAATTGCATAAGTTGGTCTTTGTAATTCTCATTCTGATAAATAAGTGATGGATAATCAA